TTACAGTTCCTGTAAATGCGTAAGTGTCTGCAAGGTTCATTGATTCAGATTGTATTTTTGTTATTGCCATAATTTATCCTATTCTACTAATTTAAATATTTCTAAAATTGTATATCTATTTGTTGCTGCTGAAGCTCCATAAAAAGACGGAGTACCACTATTGACATCAAGTTTTCCAAAAATTTCAATATAATCACCAACAGATAAATTTAATACTGCTCCACCAGAAATATTACCGCCATTTGAGAAACCAGTTCCAGAATCACCAAAAGCTTCAAATCTTCTAACTATGCCACCATTTAATTGAATATCAATCGCTCTAAGTCTTTCATCATTATTATTTCCATACATATAAATAGATGTGTAGATAAAATATTTACCAGCTTTACCACTAGGAACTGTGAATCTATAAGTTGATGTATCAAAAGCACTATCAGTATCATAAATTTCTGCGTTAAATGCTACTTTTGTAGAGGTATTATCTGTAACTGTTTGATTTGCATTTGAGTATGCAGATACTGCTGGAGTGTTAGTTCCACCAACACCAGATACAAAGTTTGCTCTAGTCATTTTTCTTAATGCTCCAGCAGATGTATCATGGATTAATACAGTATCGTCTGTAGCAATAGAAGTTTCAGCAGTTTGACCAGTAATTATAGATGCTG